TCAAATAAGGCTGACAACAACGAATAAAGCGCCACTAGGCGCGCAATGATGGCGAAGACGTGGAGTCGGTCGACGCTGCTAACTTTGAGGCTCCTCCCGCCGGGACTCGGCAACACATAAACACTGAAACCACATTGTGATTTTCCGTGATTATGGTCTTGTCCTGGCCCCTATATTTATTTGAGTGAGTGCGATGTCATTTAGCGGAAAACCAAGTTTAGAAAATATCGATCCGACTGCTAACGACGGCTTTTGGCCTGCGTTATCAATGGCGGACTTGGTGAGCAAATATCGTATTCCCTCAGAGTATGACACGCCTGTGATTGAGACCGGTTTGAAACTCGGTATGATCAAGGTAAACGAAGAACTCGATCGAGTGAAAGTTTTGGTCAGTGCCTCGCACACTACGTTTACGGACTACACCAGCTCGGAAGGGATGCCGAGCGACCAAGGAGAATTTCTAAACGAACTGTATGCTGCAGCGGTGTATTGCCGTGCAAAAGCCTTTTTGGTTGAGCAGTTTAATAGCATGCGTAAAACACCCAACACCACCGGTGAAAACGATGAAATTCAAAACACTGAAAGCCACTGGCTGAACGAGTGCCAGTATTGCGTTAGCCGCCTTTTAGCGTTGCATTTTCCTGATGAGGATTTTGCGAGAACAGCTGATCTCCTGGCGGAGCTGATCTAATGCAAAAGTTAAAGTCACTTTCTACGTTTTTAATGGGTAAAGCGTATACCGCCATTAATCAATTTGATTCCTGGACCGAAGACACCAAGCTGCATCCACTCTTTAAGGATGACGGCGAGGGTTTAACCCTGTTTGAAATGGAATATACCGCTGTGTTTGTGTGGACGGATTTTAATTTCAACCTTAACAGACCCGAGGAACTGTTTGCCAACGTACTTGTTTGGCTGCACAGCAATGACAGCGACCGCGTTGAACGCGGTTTGGATCATCCTGATTTTGATGTGGATGTGAAAGACGACACCGTGGCGGATGTGGAATTAAAACTAAGCTTTATTGAACGTGTCGGTGCGGTGCCAGATCCAGATGGCGCGATTGAAATTAACGGTGAGAACTATCGACTCGACACCGTTCCTGTGTGGATAGCGACAGAGGGCGAGGTGATCGAAGATGAATGATGTCGTCGTGAATGTCGTTGGTATGTTGCCACTTAAACGCCAGCTTGAATTGATAAAAATGCCGGCTTCACAGCGTAAACGCATGATGTATCGCATTGGCAAGCGTGTTGAACGTGATAGCAAACGCCGCATTAGACAACAGCGTGATCTGGCTGGTCGAGCGTTTACACCACGTAGCAAGCAAACAAAAAAACGCACAAAAATGTTACGCAAGCTTGGTAAAGAATTGAAAACCTACACCCGCAGCAGCACCGAAGCGGTGGTGGGGTTTAAGCGTCAATCATCGGCACGTATTGCTGCAAAACACCAATATGGCCATGAGGAAATTGTTCGCGCTAACAAACAACCAGCCAGCAGTGCTTTTTACGATAAACCCGCCACGCGTAAACAGGCCAAAGCCTTACGTGATGCAGGCTTCAAAATTAAAAAAGCGAAAGGTCGCGGCACAAAAGCGCCAACTTTACGCTGGATTACAGAAAACCTAACCATCGGCCAAGCAGGCTATGTGTTACGAGCACTGCGTGAATGGGCGGGTGATTTGCCGTTAGACAGTTGGAAAACGGTTCTGCCAGCACGTTCGTTTTTGGGGGCAACTGCCCAGGACATTGCTGATTACACCGATGACATATTTAAACAAATGAAACAGGAGTTCGCGTCATGACGTTTCCTAGCGTAACGGTGAATGCCGTTAATTTAAACCAAGGCCCATTTCCAACCGTTGAAAAGTATTTTTTACTCATCGGTGAGGGTGGCACTAATCAAAACACATTGCTGTTTTTAAACACCGATAGCGATCTGGATGCTGAATTAGGCGAAGCTGATTCTGAATTGAAACGCCAAGTACAAGCCGCCAAAGTCAATGCAGGTCAAAATTGGGCGTGTGTGGCGATTCCATTAGCAGATGGCACTTTGTGGGATGCAGCGATTGATCTAGCAATGAATGAAGATATCCGCGTGGAGGGTATATTCATTTGCACGCCGGTGACAGCGCAAGCTGAGCTCACTGCGTTACAGACTAAAGCAATTGAAATCAAAGCCAGCTATGGCCGAGAGTTATTCATTATTGCGGCGGCTCGCGGCATCGATGCAGCAACAGAAACATGGGCTGCTTATATCACTGATATTAATGATTTAACCGACAGCTTATCGGCTGATTTAGTGGGTGTGGTTCCTTACATTTATGACGATGCGGTGGGTATTTATGCAGGCCGGCTCGCAAACGACAGCGTTAGCGTGGCGGACTCGCCAATGCGAACCAACACAGGCGCGCTAGTGGGTGTCGACCAATCGACGTTACCAGTTGATCTTAATGCTGTTCGCTACAACAACGCACACGCGAAAGCGTTGCACGATCAGCGTTTTTCAGTGCCGATGTATTACCCCGATTATGAGGGCATGTATTGGTCAGATGGCTTAATGCTGGATGTGACTGCGGGTGATTACACCGCGATTGAAAACAGACGTGTTCAACAAAAAGGCGCTCGCGCTGTTCGGATTGTGTTGATTGGCTTAGTGGCTGAACGTCGCATTAATTCATCCAGTATCGGTGAAGAATGGGCGATTGAACAGTTGATGCGTCCATTACGTGAAATGAGCAAAGAGGTGGTGTTCCAGGGCATTCCATTCCCTGCGGAAATTAAACCACCGAAACCAGGCGATGTGGTGCTGCAGTGGGAAACACGCGAAAAAGTGAACGTGTATATCAAGATGCAGCCTTACAACATCGCTAAAACATTAACCGCCAACATTGTGTTGGATTTATCTGGCGCAGACGCATAGGAGAGCAAAATGAGTCATTTATCAGGTAAAAACTTTGACGTGATGTTGGGTGACACGCTTATCCATATCGAATCGATGTCTGCCACGATCACCGACAACCGCCAAGCAGTGAAAACAGGTGGTGTGCCGGATGGTTATGTGGATGGTGATGTGGGTTGCTCTGGTGAGTTTGAAATTACCAGCAAAACACTCAACCGCATTATCGAGCAAGCTAAAAGCGCGGGTAGTTTCCGTGATTTGCCACCGTTCGATGTTATCACCAACGGCACCTTTATGGATGAAAAGCAAAAGATAGCGTTGTATGGCTGTTTATTAAAAATAAGCGACCTGTTGAACCTAAACCCGAACGGTGGCGAAAAAACCATGCATAAGATTGGTTATGACGTGACATCGCCAGACTTTGTACGCATCAATGATGTGCCGTATTTAAGCGAATCTGACGTAGCAGGTTTATAACCATGAGCTTGGTGATTGCAGGCAATGTGGTGCTGCCGATTTTTGCACCTGATGAAGTGATTAGCATTAATGCTGGTGTCACAGACCATGAAGTCGATTTAAGTGGTGTGTTTATGTTTCGCGCTGAAACGGATATCACTTATCGATTGAATGCGATTGATGGTGATGAATTGTCTATTTTGGCGCACGTTCCCGAGGGGCGAGGCCAGAAGACGACATCCATCTTTGTGGATGGCCCTGCAGTGATTCATTTATCAAAGCAAAAGCCAACATGAAGATTAATAGCACTGCACTTATTGATGCGTTTAAAGCGATTGATGCGCCGATTTATAAGGGTGATTACAACCTGAATTTGTTCGGTATTCGCAGCAACGATACAGCCTCAAATGCGTTTAATGATGTGTTGGGCGTGTTGTTTCAAGTGGCTGGCAAATGGAATGTGTTGCTGTTTGATGGCACCACTGATCCCGGCATCTATTACCGAGAAAACCCGATCAACGTGGACGGCACCGCCATTTTGGCGCTTGGTCATCATCCTGGTTGCTGGATGCTTGGCACCCATAAAGGCAAATACTCTGCACTGGTGCAGAAAGCACCGATGCGTGTTCACCGTGATGCTAACCAGGATAAAGAACTAGACACCGACACAGCTATTGATGAGGGATTGTTCGGTATTAACTTGCATTGTGCCAGCCAAAGCATAGTGAGTATGCAGGTCGATAAATGGTCTGCGGGGTGCCAAGTCACAGCGGATCATCTTGATTTAAACATTGTCGTCGCGTTAGCCAAAAAAGCCGCTGCGTTATACGGCAACAGCTTTAGTTACACGCTATTAAGTGAGGAACAGTTGTCATGAGTTTAATTTCACGCGTCATTGGCAGTGCAAGCGGCGGCTTGTTAGACAGCATATCTAATTTAGCCGATGAACTATTTACCAGTGATGACGAGCGAAACACGTTCAAGTTGCAAATGCAGCAACTTATGCAGCAACGGGACAGCGAGATAGAGCAATCGCTACGTGCTGAGCTGCAAGCCAAAGAACGAATCATGGTAGCTGAGATGACGCAAGGTGATAACTACACTAAGCGTGCCAGACCAACCGTTGTTTACGCCGGTTTGTTCATTATTTTCTTCAACTATTGCTTAGTTCCTGCGTTGCAAGCCGCGTTTAGTGTCACGGTTGAGCCATTTGCTCTACCAACTGAGTTTTGGGCTGCCTGGGGTGGTTGTGTGGGCATTTGGAGTATTGGCAGAAGCGTCGAAAAGACAGGTGTCAGCAATAAAGCAACACAAGCAATAACGGGTAACAAATTTAAGTTACTTGATTAGTCATGGAGAGATTAATGAGCGATGAGCAATGCAATTTACGGCTGCAAAAGCTGGAAATGGTGCAAGAACAGCACAGTGACTTAATTGTGAAGTATGGCGCGTCGCTTTCATCAATAGAACGAAACTTATTGCAGATCCGCTACATATTTATGGGGCTTGCGGCAGCTATAGTTCTTGAAGAATTAGGCCTTTGGGCTGTAGTGAAAACATTATTGGGGGGATAAACCATGAAAATTACCGTTGAGATTAACGAAAAAGATTTTGAGTTTGATGTGTCGGTGACTGATTACAACGACTTTATTAACTCGGTCGATGCAAAAGACAAAACAGGCCCGATGTTTAACTTGCTTAAAGACACGGTGAAGCCTGAGCAAAAAACCGACTTCATTGACGCCATGAAATGGGATGGCGTAATTGACGCTAGTGTTGTTGTGGCGGTGTTTGGCATTGTCGCTGAGAACGTATCTAGTCGTGTTGCCGTGAAGGTAAAAAAGTCGAGCACATCGCCGACAGGCTCAACGACAACGGCTTAGGCCAACTCATTGTGCTCTGCAAGCATTGGTTGCCAGGGCAAGACATAAACGAACAAACAATGGGCGAGGCGCTTTTTTTAGAGCGTCGCCACATTGAAAACATGAAAAACGCC